CTACCAGAAGAAACTGCTGAGGTAAACTTAAAAGTAGTTACCTGTGCAGTATTTCCTTTTTTGTATAGTGATTTTCCAGCTGGACTCTGTGCAGCTATTGAATTTGCGTCAGCACTAAAGTTTGCATAATTTGCAACCTCTGTTATTTGAGCTTCCGATAATTTAAACAATCTAACCTGTTCATTCATTGGTAAATCCCAACCAATATACTCTTTTCCTTCAAAGACGTGCGATTTGTTTTTAATGTTTGTTCTAAATTGTGGCCAAGTTACTACTGCTTGCCTAACGAATTTTCCCATGTTTTTTCCCCGTTTGTTTTATGATGCTATTTCTCTTAATTTATGTGATACTTTCATTAGTCGTTCAGCTATTTTGGTCATTCTAGGTTTAGTAGATTTCCAATAATTATCAGATGATACTCCATCTTCAGTTTTTAGTTTAGCTGCTCTTCCAATGATTCTTTCAATTTCAAAAAGTTTTCTATTAATTTCCTTTATTGCACCATTAACTTTTTGTCTTGAATTTTTTGTTTCGTCTTTTTTAAATGACGGATAGTTTTGATTATATAATTCTTTAACTATTGTATATCCTGTACTATTTGTCGCGTTAGCTTTTTCTTTTTTCTTATCTGAACCAAATGCATTTGGAGTTTCATATCCTGCAACATTTCCAGTAGTGGATGCTTCTTTTACACATTCACCTTCATGAACCTCACCGCATTGTTCACAAATATTTTGTTCTTCACCAATGATGCCATCAATTATTTCCTTTAATTTATTACTAATTGACATTTTGCAATTCCTCTAATAATTCATAAACAGTCATCATTGTTGAAAGATAAGATTCGTTTATTGTTTTTGATTTTTCAATCTTTCTTAATTGTTGTGCAACTTCCTTTAATTTAATTGAAGTAATCTTATCATCAATTTTATTTGCAAAAGATGTAATTTTTTTCCTAGATATATTTGCTTCAATAGTTAGATGTTCTGTTAATACGCCAGTATTTGAAATATTATTTATATATTTTTTAATCAAAGTTGCTTGATTATTATTCAATCGTTTACCGTATTTTTCATTAAATTTTTCTAATAGGATTTTTTGACCCATTAACCTAATGGATTTATCCTGTTTAGAGTATTCGGTCATTATTGATTCCTGGCTATTTTTTAAAACAACACTAGAAACATGTTCTATTATAGTATCTTTACTTAATAAAATACCTTTAGGATTATTTAGTCCAGTATTAGTATGTGATTCAAATAATTTGTATATAGAAGCATTTAACTTATAGTTTGATATTTTTGTTCTAAAAAAATTATCTAAATCGTAATGCTTTCTAATTTCTTTTATTAAGTTATATTTTTGACGCTTAATTGTTGTATTATTTAATTTTTGCCTTTCAACTAAAACGATATCTATAAATTTTTCAGCTTTTTCAGGAGATGAGAATTTTTCCTTTAATATCGTGTTATATAAGTTAAGTTCTTTTTTTAGTGATGTGTTTTTACCAAAAAATTCTTTAACAATATTTAATGCTTGAGACTTTTCAATACCATTTAAAGTGTCGTTAGTAATTTGCCTAACTAACAATTCAAATAGTACACCAGTGTTTTTCACCTTTGAGTGTTTTATTTTTTTGGTCATATTTTATTCTTCCAACATACTCGCTTGACTTATATTCATATATAAATATATAGAAGTCGGCCTTATGTTATGTCTCTGTCTATTAAATTAGATTCATCCAACATACTATCCACCTTTTCCTTTAATACTGTTTTTTTATTCTTAAAAAGGCTCATAGAATCAGCAACTTCTTTGGCTAAAGGACTCTTTTTATATGTGTGTTTTATTGATCTATCTCTGTTTTTAACATCCCGCTTTCTAGTTTCTTTACCAAGCGGATCTCTACCACGGGCACCATTATCTGTACCAAAATAATTATTTTCCTTTGGTCTTCCTACATCTGTATCATCATCACCATCTCTAGTTTTTCTGGTATCGTTGGCTGACCTTAAAGTTTCCCTGTTTCTATTTCTTGATTCAGTTGCGACTTCAGCAGCTGGGTCTTCACCTTCTGATTCTATTCTACCCTTTCTAAATTTCTGCTTAGAATCTTCTACGCAAGCTGCTTTTTGTTCTTCTATATCTCTATCACTAAGATTAAATATGTTTCTATATACCCAATCTTCAGATAACATTTGATTATCTCTTGCACTATCTGCCAATGCTATTTTAGAGCTCCATAATTCAATTTTTTCTTGTTCGTATATTGTTGAAGGATTTGTTAATTCTAAACTAAAATCAACCAATTGTTCATCAGTATATCCCTGTGAATATAGGTGAACTAATCCTATTTTTGTTAATTCACTAACAACTATTTTTTGTATTCTTTCAATTGTTCTTGCAAAACGAACGTCTAAGGCTGCTAAAGTAGCTTTTCCATCTACTCCTTCTTCATACCCTAAGAAAGATTTAGGCACCCGTAGTGCTGCAAGCATTCTGTTTTTAAGATATTCTATATCTTCTGTACCAGTCCATTCTAACCCTCCTAGATCCTCGATACTAGTTCCACTATTTCCGCCTCTTGTTGGTAAATAAAAATCTTCTAGCATATTTTGAAGGTTAAATTTAAGATTATAATCTCCAGTTTGATCGTCCATATATGGAGTTTTTTTCATTCTATTAATTACCTGTTGCATGTATGTATCAACTTCAGCTGGTGGAATATTACCTATATCAATATTAAATACCCGTTTTGCTGGTGCCCGCATGATCCTATGTATCATCATTGCATCTTCCATAAGACTTAACTGTTTCCAAGTTTTTCTTGCTGCTTCCATCATTGATTTTCCGTAAGGTAACCAATTTGTATCGTTTAACATTCTAAAATGTGCTACTTCATAATTTTCATAGTACGTTTTAGCAGTTGAAGTTGAGTGTATATTACTTTGTCCACCAGCAAATGATGGGTCATGCATAAATCTAACGTATTCTGGTTTTTCAGGATCTATTCCTTCTTCTCTGATTACCTCGTATACCGATATTGGTTCTACATTTGTTATACCAACACCTTCTAAAATATCTAATTTAAGATAGAAATCTCCATATTTACACATGTTTCTAATCCATGGCCATAGATTAAACTCCACATTAAGAACATCGTAATATAGATTTCTTAATACTTCTTGAATTTCTTGATTACTACTGTTTATCTGTATTACGTCTCCAAATTCGTTTTTCATTGTAGATTCATCCGAATATATATCCAGTGCTGAAGATATAATAGAGTCTGAATCCATAGATTCATAGTCAGTAAATAAGTCTAATCTTAATTGTGCAAAGGCACTTGAAGGATTATATACACCACCAGTTTGAGACATATGAATTCTATTATATCTATCAACCAAAGAATTTGATGCTAAATTTCCAACTGACTGTAATCTTTGAGGGTCTACTACCTTTAATCCTTTATCACCTATTTTACGTACGATAGTTGATGTAGAAAACGCCTTTTTTAATCTTCCAAAAAATGTTTTATCTGCCATATTATTTTTTCTCTTTATAACCTTTTTATTTTATTAACCATGTTAAATCTTCGTCACTATTTTTACCTGTGTTCATTTTCCATGGATTTTGACCACTGTAATTATTTGTGTATATACCAGTTGTATCAGATTTACCTATTCTACTAATTGCAAGTTTATCTAATTCTATTCCTTGTTGTCGTAGTTTTAATGCTGTATCCCTTACCCACATACCAATACCAAATGCCATTACTAAATCATCATTATATCCTCGTTGAGCTTGAGCCTTACTGCCATTCCAAATAAATACCCTTAATTCTTCTAAAAGTCTCTTAGATCTAACAATACATTCTTTTTCTCTTAAATAAATATCAAGTTTAGAGATTAAAAGTGGTCTAGTTTTTGAAGATGTGGTAAATCCTGGTGTCATTTGTGATTTATCCTTTAGGTCATAGCCACGGGTAAGTTGAGTTGTTGCATCAATTACCCCGTCTTGCTTATATGTATAATATAAATTTTTATATTCTCTATCTATAGCGCTCTGTATTGACCCGAAGCCTACACTAGCATTTTCAATTATTAATAGAGCATCATTATATTCTGTTGCTACACCAACCAACATGTTTCCAAAATCTTTAGGTGTTAATTGGCCTCTATATTCTGCAACTTGTGTTACAGTTTCGATATCAATCACATGGAACGTTGAGAAATCACTACCGTCACCTCTAGCAACATCGGCTACTACCATATAATCTTTATTGTAGTTACAGCTTTCCCAAATCCAATAATTACCATCAAAACCTCTTTTTTCAACAGGTTCTTTTTGGTGGGTATTCGTATACCATTCTATTATGGATGGATCTACTACATTGTGACCAGACGAAACAAAGTCGCAATCACATTCTTGGGCCGCCATTTTAGGACCAAGTAATTCATCTTGTTCTTTTCTCCAAGTTACGTCTCGTTCAGGGTGTACTGACCAATGGAGCTTAATAGTTTGAAAATTATTGGTTCCGTCTTCTGCTTTTACCCATGTTTTATGAAACCAATTACCAACACCATTTGGGGTAGATAAAGCTATACACTTACCACCAGTTGCTAATGTTTGTTGTGCAGATGCCCAAATTGTTTCTATTTTATCAATAAAAGCAGCTTCATCTATTATTAGTAATGATAGTGCTTCAGATCTACCAGCGTCGCCAGAACTGGATACAGCTTTTACCTGTGAACCATTTTTAAATCTTAATGATAATTTATTATCTTCAACAGTTGTTCCTTTTAACCAGCTTGGTAAGTATTCATGCATTTCCCTAACTTTTGTAACAAGATTTTTTGCAACGTCTTGCTTTGTTGCAATAACAAGTACGTTTTTATCTTGGTGGAATAGCATTAACCAAAGAGAATAACCTGCAGAG